AAAGATATGCCGTTCAACTTTTTATAATTATTATCGGGACGATCCCGAATTTAGGGCCGATGTTGATGGCATTCAGGACGTGGCTTTGGATTTTGTGGAAAGTGCTTTGTACAAGCAGATTAAAGAAGGCGAGGTCGCTTCAACATTATTCTATCTGAAAACCAAAGGCCGTAAACGTGGATTCATTGAACGTCATGAGTTAGGACTCGACAATAACACTACTTTTCTCGATGTAGTCAAAAAATTAGCCGAAGATGGACAGAATCCTAACGGACCGGGTGATCCTTTGGCAAAGTGACTGGAACCTCTTCGCCCGGCAATTCCTTAAAGTCAATCTCGACAGGGATCAACAGCGCATCCTATCAGCAATTCAGCGCGATAAGAAAGTAGCCATCCGGTCCGGTACGGCACGGGGCAAAGATTACATTGCGGCGGTCGCTTCGATCTGTTTCCTGTTGCTGAACTACCCATCAAAGGTCATCAATACGGCACCAACTGACCGCCAGGTCCGTAAAATCATGATGCCGGAAATTGCAAAGATATTCCGGGGGTTGCCTCCGATGGGTGCCGAACTGCTGTCAGAGGGCATCAAGTTCAAAGATTGCGAGGAGTGGTACATGATCGGGTTTAAGGCCGGTGACCGGGCGATTGAATCATGGTCAGGGTTTCACAGTCCCAACTTGATGATCGTGGTAACCGAGGCGACCGGTATCGCTCAGGAAATGTTTGACGCAATCGAAGGGATCCTGCAGAATAACTCCCGGCTGGTTTTGGCATTCAACCCGAACCGGCCCAGTGGGTACGCATACAAAGCCACCCGGAACCCGCAATTCACGAACTTTCGGCTGAACTCGCTGAACTCTACCAACGTATTGGCCCGACAGGAAATCATACCCGGACAGGTAGATTGGGAATGGGTAAACAGCCGTGTTGATGATTGGTGTGAGCAGATACCGGCGGTTAGTTTCGATGAAACGAAACAAGATTTCAAGTGGGAGGGCAAAACATACAGGCCTAATGATCTGTTCCGTATCAAAGTATTGGGGGAGTTTCCGGTCGAAGGGACAAACAAACTCATCCCGTTGTCCTGGATCGAAGCCGCTCAATCGCGCTGGCTGTTGTTTCATAAGAACCCGTATGATTTGGCCAGTCAAAAAAAGGTCGGTATCGATGTTGCCGGCATGGGACGCGACCGCACGATATTCTGTTATCGGCAAGGCGAGCACGTCAGCCGTTTTGAAGAGGAAAGGGCAATGGATGAGGGTGTCCACATGGCAACGGCCGGTAAGATTAAGCACATAACGGAAAAGGATAAGAGTCCGGCATTTATCGACACGATTGGCGAGGGTGCCGGGGTATATTCGCGGTTGTATGAGCAGGGTGTTTGGCTGGCAGTGTCGGCAAAGTTTGGCAATGGTTGCAAGCTAAGGGACCGGACCGGACAACTGCAATTCCTGAACATGAGGGCGTTCTGTTATTGGGCCGTAAGGGACTGGCTGAACCCTGCCTATAACCAGGAGGCAATGCTTCCTCCGGACATGGATCTAGCAACCGAACTGAACGAGCCTAACTACCTGTTTGCTTCTGATGGTCGTGTTCAGATCGAAGAGAAGGAGAAGATCCATTTGCGGATCGGGCGGTCACCGGATAAGGCGGACGCGCTGGCCTTGACGTTTTGGCCTGAACAGCCGGTACAGCGGCGCGGGTCGGCTTCAAAGGAATCGCTTGGAATATTCTAAAGTCTAATTTATTGGGTAAATTTGTTGAAAATTCAAACGGCCATGACCATACAAGAAATCCTACAACTTGACGCCAAAACCACGCTCCCGATCCTGATGATGGATGCGAATCCGGACATACAGGACCACATTGATCAGTACGATGGCACCCACGCAATACTGAACCGGCTGAATAAGACGGTCGGGACGGGAGAATCCCAGCGCGTAGTCGTGACAGCAAAGCTGGTATTGAAGCTGCAAAAGAAGATCGTCAATTCGAGCGTGTTCTTTATGATCGGTGAAGGGATATCGCTCAGGTGTGCTGATGTCGGCGACGGATTCGACTACCTTCGGAGGGAATGGGATCGGAACAAGCTGACCACGTTTGATAAGGAACTTTGCCGCAGATTGTTGATTGAAACCCGTGTAGCTGAACTATACTACGCCGTTGAGCAGACCGTACCGGATGAGCCAAAATTCCGCTACCGGGTTAAGTTGCTATGCCTGAAGAACGGCGATGAGCTGTTTCCGCACTTCGATCAGACCGGCGACATGGATGCACTGACACGGCGTTATACCAGCGTAACGGTTGATGCGAAGGGCGTGAAGCTGTCGAGCGTTATTATTGAGGTCTACACCGCAGATCAGATCGTAACGTACCGGGCCATTGGTGCCGGGTATGAAGTAACTACGATTGCAAACCCGTTTGGTAAGATTCCGGCGATTTATTACGAGATCGATCAGCCGGACTTCGCAGACGTTCAGGGATTGATCGAAAAGCTTGAAGACCGGCTATCGAAGTTTGACGACACGAATGACTATTTCAGTTCCCCGGCGGTCGTGTTGAAAGGCACCGTTACGGGTATGCCGGAAAAGGGCGAGGTCGGAAAAATGTTCGAAGTATCGGAAAACAACGAAGGCAAATACGGCGATATCAACTACCTGACATGGGATCAGACGCCCGAAGCGATGAAACTTGAATTTCAGATGCTCCAGGATTACATTGATTATATCAGCGACACGCCAAATCTGACACCGGAAAAGATGAAGGGTATCGGCACATTTTCAGGGGCGGCCATGCGGTATTTGTTCCTTCAGGCCAGTCAGAAAGCGAAGTTCAACCGGGACATTTTGATCGAAGGGTTTACGCGAAGGATCAATCTTCAACGGTTGATGTTGTCCACGTTTGATGTGAAGTACCGGGCCGAGTTTGAAAAGATGGCCGTCGAGGTGATCTTTAACGACCCGTTGCCGGTTGACGAGAATGAAACCATTAACAACCTGCTGGCCTCGGTTCAGGGTAAAATTATGTCCATAGAAACGGCGGTCAGTCAACACCCGATGATTGAAGACACGGACGGGGAAATCGCACGGATAAAACAGGACAATGCAGACAGTAATGATATAGGGCTGACATTATGAGATCATTCCGCATATTTTGCAGATCGGGACGCCGGATTCAGCGCAGCCAGTGGGCGCGGGTGCCGTATATGGATATGACGCGGGCAAAGTACATTGGATTTGAACGTGAAACCGCATGCGCCCGGTGGGTAATGTTCGAGGTTGAGGGCGTTATATACCGGATCAAAGCGATCAAAGAGAACCGCAAAGCCAAGCCGTCCCGGTGGGGCCGGTGGGGGTTTAACACGATTTCAATACAGCCGGTATGATCGCTCACGTCCTTAAAGCACCCACCGCAGAAGAACTGGACAAGGCCCGCAACTTAGGGATGCCCGCTCCTGTTAAACAGGTATTTGGGACCGTAGTATTCCGGCGTGAAGAAGTGGCCGCATTGATACGTGAAGGTGCGAGTATGCTGATTATTCTAAAGTCAGGAATAACGCTGGAATGCTTATTTGATGGGATGACGTGGTTAACGATTGAAACATATTTAAATCAATGAAAACACTACTACTTTTCTTTGCCCGCCGCCAATGGACAGAAGATGGAGTTATGTACCGCCGGGCCGGTTATGTGATCCTGAAGCCAACCGCAACAGACCGAAGATGGCGACTGCGGAAGGTAAACGGACAGCGGTATCTGCAACTCAATGAGGGCGAATCGGACTTTATGGATGAACTGCGGGCATTTCGGGCCGGGAATAAGGTAGCGAAATGACCCCCTGGGAGCGCAAACTTGAACAACTCATACTTGACCAACAGCGACGACTCCGGCTGCTGATCGGTGAAAACTATACGATACTATCCAATCTGGTAGGACGGACAACACTCCGGCCCGGCCCGGTTTACACAACCAACGTACATCTATCCAATCAGATCGACGACCGGCTCACATTGTTGAACGGTCAGATCGTGGCGAACATCAGTGAGGGCACATACCTTGCATGGGGACTGTCGGACGACATGAACGACGCAATGGTTCAAAAGTTCTTCAAAGGCACGCCAGGCGTCAAAAAGTTCACCGGTGACCCGGATAAGTGGATCAAAAAGGGTGATCTGTACTATCTTAAAGACTTCACCGCCTCGAAATACCTGGGAACAAACAAAGCGGCACTTGACGCGTTTATGGTCAGGCGTCAGAACGGCATGAACCTATCTGATCGGGTATGGAACCTGACCCGCCAGGTAAAGGATCAAATTGAGCTGACACTTGCCAACGGGATCAACGAAGGCACCGGAGCGAAGACACTTGCCCGCGAACTGAAGCAGAACCTATTGGAGCCTGACCGGTTGTTCCGGCGGGTGCGAAACAAGCAGGGCGAGTTGGTGCTATCAAAACCAGCCAGTGAGTACCATCCGGGCCGGGGTGTTTACCGATCCAGCGTGAAGAACGCGCAACGGCTGGCACGTACGGAAATCAATATGTCGTACCGGTCGGCTGACTTCGAGCGGCGTAATTCGCTTCCATTTGTGAAGGGTATTCGGGTGTTCCTATCCGGGTCGCATCGAATCTACGATATTTGTGATGTGGCACAGGGCGACTATCCAAAGGAATTTCAGTTTACCGGCTGGCACCCCAACTGTATGTGCCAAACCGAATCGATATTGCCCAGTGAAGACGAGATGCGGCACTTTATTAGGACTGGTGAACTTGACGGGTTTACTGATACGCTCCCGGCTGGTATGAACCGGATACTGAAGCTGAACGGGGAGAAGTTGGATGAGATGGCGAATAAGCCGTATTGGTATCGGGATAATTTGGGGTTGATTAATTCGGTAAAGAATACGGACGTAGGTATATTGCCAGTGGCTAAAATTGCAGAGTTCATTCCGGCCCAAACAGTTGCTGAAGCGAGAACATGGGCACAACGTAATGGGTTTAATTATTTCGATACCCCTGAATCATTTGCGAATGCAATGGCTGAAAAGGATGCAAGGGCATTAACTCAAAGTTATGATCTAACTGATCCGTTCTATGCAGAATATTCAAAAAAGAAATACAAAGAGATTTATAATGAAACATATAACCAATACAAAACTGATTTTGAAACTGGAAACCTAAGGATGTTTTCAGACGACAATAGGCTTGAGATAATGAACTCTGTTAATAGGATTGCGCATGAAAAAGGGTTTAAGTTGGATGTTTACATTGCGGATAGATCGCAAATTGATCCATTCTCCGCAACCGCCGAGTTTATAGGAGGACCGGTTGAAAAGGATGCAGCGATTCATTTCTGGAACCAAAGATCACTATCTGATAAAACTGTTAAAGGTATTGACGATACCTTTGAGTTGGTTGTGGGAGGTTCTGAAAAGACTGGGTGGGAAATGGGTAAATTCCGAAGGGTGTTAAGTACTGATATTTATGAAGACAAAGTAGCTGGGACATACCTACACGAATATGGCCATTATTATGATATTGGTCTAAATCATAGCACATTAAGTAAAGAAATCCGTGGCCTGATGAAAACTGATCAATCCCGAATAATGGAAGAGTTAAGTTATTATGCCGGCGAAGAGGGAAAAGCAACAGAAGCAGTTGCGGAAGCGTTTGCACTTTATCACAATCCGCAATTCGATATGTTTGATGAAAGCACCAAGTCTCTGATTAAAAGAATCCTAAAACTTTAAAAATGATAAGGCTATTGAGTTCTAAGTTTTGTAATAATTGTAAATTTATCAAAGGGGTCGGCGGTGATGTCGCTACTTGCTGGGCATTTCCTAAAGGGATACCAAAAAAAATAGCTTATGGCACCAATGATCATTCCAAACCCCTACCCGATCAGGATAATGAGATCGTGTTTGAAGAGAGGCCGAAATAAATTTGCTATTGTGAAATAAAAAACGTAAACTTTACAGGTTCTTTCATAATGTAGGTTTTAGTTTTAAGGTTAAAGTTCAGAAAGGCTCCGATCTCCCAGGTCGGGGTCTTTTTGTTTTCACTATTTCGTAACATTATTTCAAAACATTGTTCTAAATCAACCTTTTTTTGTATTGGTTAAATTTGTATGTAATTTTGAACCTACAAATAGGGGTAAGCAAATCACTTAAATCTAAAGTATGTTTGAAGTTGAAATCAAAGCAGAACTAACCAAGCGGGACCTGAACGAATCGCTGGCAAAGTTCATTAAGATCGAAAAGGTTGAGGACATTGCCGCCGCCATTGATGAGTTGGCCGGAATGATACCAACGAAACCGAAGACACTGGCTGAAATCATGGCCGATGCCGAGTTGAAAAAACAGTTTGACCTTGAATTGCTCCGCGAAGGGGATCGACGGGTTGAACAGGCAAAAAAGAAATTACAGAAACCAGCCGACCCGCAACCGGGGGACCCTGCACTTGATCCAATCGAAAAGAAGATCACGGAGATGGTAGGTCCAATGTTTGCCGAGCTGAAGACGCTGATATCAGATCAGCAAAAGTTAACCGCCGTCGGGAACAGACGTAACGCAGCACTTGACGCACTGAAGAAGGAGGGTATTGCACCGGGATTGATTAAGTTTATCAACCTGGATGTGGACACCGTCACCGAGCAGGTCGCCGAGCTGAAAACGCAACTGGTATCAATGGCCCAGGATTCCAACAACACGCTCTTATCTGCGCTCGTCAAACCGGGCACCGGGAAAAGTGGTGAGTTGAACGTATCGGAAGCCGCCATAAAACAAGTTGCACTTTCCCGAAATAACGAGGCTGTGGGAGGTGATTTTGCGGTTCCAAAACAGTTCGCGCCTCCACCAAATTAATATCAAAATGGGTTTAGAAGTTTTATCCTCAACAGATACAGTATATCCGGTTGTATTGACCAATGTACTGGAATTTGCTGAAGGTGGGGGCACGCTACAAAAATCAGCGTTACCCACCACTCAGGAAGAGCTGAAGGAGGGCACACCTGTATATCTCGACACGGCCACAAAATTGGTCCACGTCGTGAAAACTGCAACCTTGCAGGCACAGGCAGCCGCCAACGCTACTTCGATCCGGGTCAAAAAGGCCACGCCTTACGACCACCCCCTTATTGTTGGGGACTTCATCACGAATGGCAAAGTATCTACCGCCATTACAGGGATCACCACAACCGAAACCGCTTATGACACGGTGGCACTTACCGCCACGCTTGATGCGAAAGAGGTCATCCCGGTTAGTACCGTGCTGTTTGTTGCCGCTGCTGCCGGAACCGCCTCCGCTACTGCTTCAACCGCAACGGTTGAGGATATTGTAGCCGCAACGCTTACACTGTCAGATGCTCATGGGTTGTTTAACGGCATTACCGTAACGATCAATGCAAACGGAAGTGATGCGCTCGCAGTGACTTATACCGCTTCGACAAAGACGCTGCTGATCCGGTTGGCCTCAACTACCGCTAACAAAAATACCGCCGCGCTGATTCAGGCCGCAATACGCGCACTGCTCGTGACTGGTGGTTATGACTTCACCGAGGTTACCGCCGCCGCCGGGGGTACATGGGACGCTGCCGCTGTTGGTGGTGTGCTGACCGTACCGACCGACTACTTTGCTGGTGGTGTACTTCTGGCCGACATTGCCCCGACTTATACCCCGAACGGTGTGATCTGTGGTAATTATGACATTACCGGCGAAAACAACGCCGTAAGTGTCGTTTATCGTGGAACCATGCGCGAGGCCGTTGCTCCGTATGCGTTCACAACCGCCATGAAGGCCGCGCTTAAAGGTCTGATAATCTTTACTTAATCGGAGGTACACAAAATGGAAAGATCAATTTTTAAAGAGCTGAACAAAAAGAATCTTGAGATTTATTTGGGCGCTCGCCAATTCCAGGAAGTTTACTTCCCGATGTTTTTTCCGGTTAAAACAACCGGACGACTGGATTTTGAAACCCTGATCG